GCGCTTTTGGCTTGGCATCTGCCGCACCTCGCTCGCCGTATCGGCACTTAGAATTATGCGGTATTGCCTTATATTTTGTGTGGATTATGCGGGAACAAAAAACAGATTTTCAGGATTCTGTCTCTTTTTCTCTTTCGTTTACCTCTCTCTCGCTGGCTTCCACCATCGAGATCACGTTCAGCAGCACCAGCCGCACCACAGCGGGGTGCAGGCAGCTGTTGTTGATGGCGTTGATGACGGATTTTTGGAGCTCTTCAATTTTTGCGGTTGTGGTCATTTCATCACCCTTTCTGCCATCGGGGAGCCGGAATATTCCGGGCGCGGATAGCTTGTATCTTCGGTTCGCGTGCCGCCGCAGGCTGCCAGCGTAAGCGAGATGACCAATGCAAGCACCAACAGCAAAGCCAACGTGGCCAAAATCTGCATGAATTTCTGCATTAAATCTCCCTCCCGTTCACGCTCAAAGAACCGCATTCAATTCTGCCGGGGATTTCAAACTTGCTGGCATTGCAGTGGATGACCTTATCTACCTGGTCAATGGCAATGCCCACAAACTCGCTGGTGGCCCCGCCGGTGGAATAATCAAAGCTGGGGTCGCCGGTGGAGAACCAGCCTAAAAACGTGTAGCGGGAGTTATCGCCAATATAAGATTTGCCGTACCGGCTGCTTAACACACCGGTCAGGTTGTTTTCCCAGTACCAGCGGATGCGCCCCGTGTCAATGTCCACACGAGTGCCAGCATCTTTGCCCATACGAATCCAGGCATTGTCCAGGTCATAAGTGGTTGTGCGCGCCTTATTGTGAATCTGCCCGGTGGTAATGTTGCCACCGTTGATAATGGTCTTGTCCTGGTTCCAGGTACTCAAATCCGAAAATGTCACCACGCCGGATAGGTTGATCTGTGCGCTGGTAATCTCCGTTCCACCCGCCGTCAGCTTGATGGTGCTGCTGGTTCCGCTTGTGCTGGCCGTCAGCTTAATTTCGCCCACCGTCTGCTTGATCTCGGTTTTTGTTTCGGTGGTAGTCAGGTAATCGCCGCTGCTGGCCGTCCAGGCAGTGGGGGCGTTGCCCATCTGCACCATGGGGTGCATGATGGTCAGATCGTTGGTAACGGTGGCGTTATCGTTCGCGGTACTCACAAACAGACCGTCTGCATAGCCGTCCGCGGTCGCCGTGAACGCCGCCCAGCGCAGCTTCCAGCCGTTGTCCAGCTCAATGTCCTGCTGGGCCTGCTTGAACGCGGAGCCGTAATAACTTTTTGTGCCGCTGCTGTTCTTGGTCTCGAACTGCAAAAACAGGCTGTCCGTGCCGGAGTTGAGCTTGTACAGTACCGATGCACAATAGGTCATGCCCTTGGCAATCATCAGCGTTTTGTCCGCGCCAAAGTGAAAGCGAGTGTTCTGCGCCTTATTGGTCACTCGGACGGATTCACCGCTGAGCGTGTATGTCCCTTTCTTTTTTAGGTCATTGCCGCCTGCATCCAGGGTCGCGTTGTTCCAGTCGTCGGTGCCCGCAATAATATTGTTGCCGCCGGTGATCCGCTGCGTTACCGTCTGAGTAATGCTGTCAGCTTTCTGGTCAATCGCGGATACTGATTCTTTAACGGTTTTGAATTCCCGCTTTGTGCTGTCCAGGTCGTTTGAAATGGTTGTTGTCGTTTCTTCCAGACTGCTGACTTTGGTGCTGATGCTATCCGCCTTTTGGCTGATGCTGGAGACATCCTTTTTCAGGCTTTCCACCGTTGCTGTGGTGGCGTAATTCTGCAATTTGGTGTCAACGGCATCATTGGCAGCGCTGGTAGCGGCGTCCTTCACGTTGGCCGTTACCGTTTCAGTCACTGACTTGGTGACTTCGGTTTTGATCTCGTCAGCGGTCTGGGAAAACAGGCTTTTTGCGCTTTCCTGGGTCAGATAGTCGCCGGAGCTGGCGTTCCACGCGGTGGGCGCGTTGCCGTATTGCAGCATGGGGTGCAGCAGCGAAAACTTGTTGGTGCAGTTGCCATTGCTGTCGAACTCGACAGTTTTCAAAACGCCGTTTTCGCGGGGGGTCCATGTACCATACCGCAGCACCCAGCCGTTTGTCTGCTTAATTTCGAGCTGGTCAGCGGTTTTTATGAAGGCAATGTAACGTTGTCCGTCATCGTTCGTAAACACAATGCCAAGCCGCAGCGCATCGGTGCCGGAAATGAGTTTGTACATAACGGACA